AGCATTAACACCCGAAGTAAATACCTTTGGAATGCCAGAGTCCGATAATACATCAACTCCCTGATTCTTTGCAGAATCAAGATAAGACTGACCTGAACTACCCGCAAATATAGGATCTGCTGCCATGCCGATAATATCCTTAAGATGCATTGTATGTACTGAATTAGCTGTATCAAAATTGATACATAATCCCCTTGACGCATAAGCTGCTGCAAAATCTAAAGCATCATTTTCAGAATTGGTATATAGTAAACATCTGGTATGCGTATATCCGGCATCTTTTAAATCCTTAAATACACCTGTAATATCAGCTGTCAAATTAGAACCTACAAATAACAATTTGTCATAACATTGTACTAATGCTGCAATTTCTTCCAGATTTGCATCTGTTTGTTTTTCATTTAGAATTATTCCAAAATAATCTAAAAAATTAACAGTTCTTAATATTGCATCTTTGACCCTTTCAACTCCAGAATCCGCACCTGTTGCACTTCCAGATATAAAAATCAACGGACTTAATTCAGTACCATCATAAGTTGAAACCGCTGTATCAATAGCAATACTCTTTGATATGCCTGTCGATGTTGTCTTTAGTGTTATTATTGCTGATGAAATATCCCCTGTAACTGTGAATTCTAATCCAGCTGCGGTTATTTCTACACTATTAAGACTTGTCAAAATAGTTGTCATATCGGTAGTATCTATTTCACCAATATCAAATATAGTAACTGCCCCACCATCAATGGCTGCTTTGACATAATAATCATCCGCTGTCAAAGCGGTAAAATCGACAACACTTGTACCTTTAATTGTTGCCGGCTGTGCCGATGCTGTTTGATCTCTAGGGATGATAATCAAACAGCCATTGCCTGTCATTACATTAGGCACTTGACTGAATACCTTAACTGCAAGCCTATAAGTTTCGGATGAACTCCCAAAATCTGATGCAACTCCGGAAGGATCAAGATATATTCTATAATCCCCGTAATTTGTAGGTATTGGAACTTCATCAGTGAATAATGCCAATGCCGAAGTATTCGCATTAGCAAGTCCCCTTAAAGCCGCAAGTATAAAAACCCTTATTACATTTGTTATACTTAAACTCATTCAATAACCTCCTCATGTTTAAATTTATCGTAATAATCAATACTTGTTTGTTTTTCCCTTATACTTGAAACAATACAAGAAATTCTAAATCTATTTAAACCTGAACTTGCCTCTATAAAGCTTAAGTCCAGAATATCGCTTGTCCTAAAAATCCTCATGTGATATAATTCTTGTTGCTGTTGGGAATAAGTCGATGTCAACGCCATGACAATCTCTTCTTTTCTCTCAATAGCCTCCCTATTTTTCGATGTTATATTTATATCCAAAGTCGTATATGTAAGTACCGATTTTTCTTCTTTATCTTCCGTTGATGGTACAAACTTATTCGTACTACTTACTATTTTTTGGCTTCTTATTCCTATTGTTATATAATAACTATTATCAGCAGGTGGAATCCAGTTTTGAGTTTTGACCATTATCCTACCTGCAGGCGTTCCTAACTCATTTTGAATAATGCTACATATAAGTTTGTCTACTTCCATATTTACACCAAATTAAATTGTTTTAATCCTTGCCTAACAATGCTGATAAATTTATCTTGAGCCTTATTATCACCGGATAAATCCCTCATTTTGTCCTCTCTGCCTTTTAAAAGCTCCACAAATCCCTCTTTATTACCACCTTCAAGTTTATCTTTCAAATCCTTTAGCCATTTAATCGCTCTACCCGCCTTCCCTTCTTTTGATTGAGTATCTCTGTATATATAAGTATAATTGCCAGGTGTTCCCTCTCTCTTTATGTATTTATGCTCTTCATTGTAATAAAATACTTTTCCCATATTTCACCTTAAGCAGTTGTCGGCATAAAAGATTCCACTGCCTCATAACTAAAAAAGCCTGACATTGACCAATCAGATATTTCCATTATCTGAAAGTTTTTCTCATCTATAACAACCCAATCCTTTATTTTAAGTTTTAAAGAACTATCAATAACTAATTGCCACCAACGCCAATTTCTCTCCTCTTCTACTTTCTTGTCAACTCTTTCCGCTGGCATAGGCTGATAATTAACCCATACTTCATAATCAGTTGGAATCCATACTTGCTCAAAATCAACTGTTTGAAAAGTATAAGTTACTACTGTCTTCTTTTTTATCCAGCCACGTAGACACCGCTTCATATTTGGAAACATTCACTATTCCTTAAATTTCTTTTGTCTTGCTTTAATGATTTGATCTTCTATAATATCTAAATCATCAAGCCCTTCCATATATCTTACTGCTTCGCCTTTTATAACAGGTCTTTTTAAAAAATCTTGTTTTTTATAATCACCTTTAGGATATAATGAATCCAATCTATCAATAGCTTGTTTTTTTTGTCTTTTTATAACATCTAGTCTTTTGCTTAATTCTTTGTCTGGCAATTTATCAAAAAATTTTTGACTCTCTGTTTTTTGCTTAGGCGACATATCTTTTAACTTTTTAGGATAATTTATTTCTTTATTTTCTCCTTCTGGTTTAGTTCCTTTTTCAGCCCCTTCTTCTTTAGGTTGCCTATATATATAAGTGTAATTACCCGGCTCACCTTCACGTTTAATATATTTATGACCTTCAGCATTATAATAAAATACTTTTCCCATATTTACCTTTAAGCAGTTGTTGGCATAAAACTTTCGACTGCGTATCTTGACCTATATATATTTTATTATTAATCATATTAGTTATTTTATAAATTTGCACTAATTTCCCCCAATACGAGAACTAATCGCTTTTCGTAATTCGCCTGTATCAATCAATATAGCATCGCTTCCACCTTTAGCTTTTTTTGTTGCCTCTTTAATAGGTTGCCAAGTATTAAAGCCTTTCGTATCAAATGCTTCCTGTATCACGCCTTCACAAGCAATTCCCATTTCCTTAAGAAATTTATCCGTTGAATTTTCATTAATAAGCAAAGGAAATTTCGGCTCTATTTGTTTTTCAATTTCTTTTTGTTTTGTCTCAATTGGCATTAATATAAATGATCTTTCAGGTATATTTTTACTAATTGAGCCAAACTCCATAACCGCACCAATTCCGGCAATACTTATACCGTTCTCATAACTTTCTTGACCAAGAATTCCAATGTCAATATAACGTTTACTACCTAACAATTTAATAAAGTTTTCCAATTTTTTAAAATCAGCTTTAATTTGAATATTCATGTAGTTACCTTCTCTTGACGATAAATAGTCCAGCCTCTGTAGGTATGAATATCTTTTTTTAAGTGCCTATATATTGTTATAGAACTTAAATTTTGTTCCTTACAAAATTGCCTTAGCCATCCTGTAATAATATGTTTAATACCACATGGGCTATATAAAATAAACGTTTTTGCACTTGGATGATTAGCACCTTTAAAACTTATGCCTCTTTCTTCTCTTGTTTTTCTTGCTTTTTCTATTTGTTCTTTTGTAACTATTTTACCTTTATTTGCTTCTCCTATTTTACGTTTTGTCTCTTCTGAACGAGGTTTACCATAATTAGCATTTTTTGAACCTAAATGTGATAATCTTATTTTTTCTCTTACTTCAAGTCTTTTAGCAGGATTTTCATCCCCCAATTTTTTACCTTTAAAAAAATTGCTTATCCTTATTTTGGTCTTTTCTGTATGATGTTTTCCTAGCATATTTTTATTTCCAATATTTTTTATTTTTGCTTTTTTTCGTGCTTTTATTAAAATTTGATTTAATCTTTCTTTTTCTGGATGATAAGTAAAATTATCCTGCCCTTCACCGCCAGTTCCTATATTATATCCAATAGGCGCAAAACTATTAATTTTTTTTATCCAATATTTTTCTTTTTCATTTAATTCTTTTTTTGAATTACAAAATTCAATAATTTCTTTCTTAAAATTTTCTTTACCATATTTATTTACTGCATATTTAATTAATTTACCTGAACCTAAATAATTTTCTCTATCTTTAGAATCTTGTCCTATATAGATTTTATTATTAATTAAATTAGTAATTTTATATATCGTCATGGTACAGTATATCCTTCTATTGAATAACAAACTCCTATTAAATAAGGACGGGTTATTGTTAAAAATTTTAATCCCCATGAAGTAGTTGCATAAGGCATTAAATCTGTATTTTGTATCCAATCTGGTATTATTAAACTTTCTGACATCCCATTTACAGATCGACTACTTTGTAAATATATCGCTTGAGCCCCCATTTGTAATGTATCCATATCTAGTGTTAAAAAATGAGCTACTAAATAATTAAGTGCTTGTAAACCAATATCAACTGGATTTTCAGTTGATGCTACTGGATATAATGAATTATTAAAAACACAATAGGCATCATTAATGGCGTTTTGAATATTAGTATCAGAGACTTGATCTATTTCTGTCCCAAATGTGAAGTTTTTTGCAAATCTTGTTTTGAATTCTTCAACTGTGATAGTAGTCATTTTTCTCCTTATAAAAATAAGGGGCGATTTTCTCGCCCCTTCCAATTAGTATGAAAAATATAA